CTCCCTTAATAAGGGTTACTTATGAGTCAAGACATAAAACAAATAATTCGTGAAGAATACCTGAAGTGCGCCTCTAATCCGGCGCACTTTATGCGTAAATACTGCTATATCCAACACCCACAACGTGGTAGAGTATTATTTAACTTATACCCATTCCAAGATAAAGTACTTAACTTATGGAAAGATAATCCATATGATATAATACTTAAATCAAGACAATTAGGTATATCTACTCTAGTAGCAGGTTATTCTTTATGGTTAATGTTGTTTCATAAAGATAAAAATATCTTATGTATCGCAACTAAGCAGGAAACAGCTAAAAACATGGTAACAAAAGTTAAATTCATGTTTGAAAACTTACCTTCTTGGCTAAAAATAACAGCGGAAGAAAATAATAAACTAACATTACGACTAAGTAATGGCTCCCAAGTTAAAGCAGTATCAGCAGCTGGTGATGCAGGTCGATCTGAAGCTGTTTCTTTGCTGATTATAGATGAGGCTGCATTCATTGATGGTATTGGTGAGATTTGGGCATCAGCTCAACAAACCTTAGCTACTGGAGGAGGTGCTATTGTATTATCTACTCCATATGGTACAGGTAACTGGTTCCACCAAACATGGGTTAAAGCAGAAGCAGGTGAAAATCAATTTTTACCTATTAAATTACCATGGTATGTTCATCCTGAACGAGATGAGAATTGGAGAAAGCGACAAGATGAATTATTAGGTGATCCTAGAATGGCAGCACAGGAATGTGACTGTGATTTTAGTACATCTGGTGATGTAGTATTCTATCCTGAGTATATAGATTTTATTGCTCAAACTTATATTAAGGATCCCTTGGAGAGACGCGGAGTTGATCATAACTTATGGATATGGGAACCAGCAGATTATTCTCGCAGTTATATAGTTGTAGCAGACGTAGCTAGAGGAGATGGAAAAGATTTCTCAGCGTTTCATATTATAGATGTTGAAACAAATACTCAAGTAGGTGAATATAAAGGACAATTATCACCTAGAGAATTTGGTTATTTACTAGTAGCAATAGCTACAGAATATAATGAAGCATTATTAGTTGTTGAAAATGCTAATATAGGATGGTCAACAATTGAGGCAGTTCAAGAAAGAGGATATAGGAATTTATATCATTCCCCAAAAAGTGAAGCAACAAACGCTGATTCTTATTTAGATAAGTATGATGATCCATCAAAAATGACACCTGGATTTACAATGTCTTTAAAAACAAGACCACTTGTAATTAGTAAATTCAGAGAGTATATTGGAGATAAAAGTGTTATTATACAATCTAAACGATTGTTAGAGGAAATGAAAGTGTTTATTTGGAGGAATGGCAGACCAGAAGCACAATCAGGATATAATGATGATTTAGTTATGAGTTTTGGAACAGCAATGTACATAAGAGACACAGCTCTTAAATTTAAAACACAAGGAATGGACTTAACTCGAGCAATGCTTAATAACATTACTGTAGTTAAAACAAACCAACAAGGTATTTACGGAACAACATTTAATAATAACCCATATAATATGGATTTTGGTCATGGACCTGAAGACATTAGCTGGTTATTATAATATTTATATACATAATTTAATATAAAATGGCAGATACAAGTGTATTTACACGACTAAGACGGTTATTCTCTACTGATGTTATTATCAGAAACGCCGGAGGTAACGAACTTAAAGTAATGGATGTTAATAGTATCCAATCAACCGGGGAATTTCAAACTAACGCTTTAGTAGACCGCTATAACCGTATTTACTCTAATAATAGTACATCACTTTATGGTGCTCAATTAAATCTTAACTGGAAATATCTACGTACTCAAATCTATTCTGATTATGATGCGATGGATACTGATGCTATTATCGCGTCTGCTTTGGATATAATCGCAGATGAATGTACTCTTAAGAATGATATGGGTGAGGTACTTCAAATTAAGAGTAGTGATGAAGATATACAAAAAATATTATATAACTTATTCTATGATGTATTAAACATTGAGTTTAACTTATGGTCTTGGATTCGTCAAATGTGTAAGTATGGTGATTTTTTCTTAAAATTAGAAATAGCAGAAAAATTTGGTGTATACAATGTTATACCATATACCGCTTACCATATCGCTCGTGAAGAAGGATACGATCCTAAAAATCCAGCTGAAGTAAGATTTGCATTTAGTGCAGATGGGTACTCAGGTGGAACAGGTTACTATGGAGTGACAGGACAAGGTAATTTTTCTTCTAATAAACAAGATAATAAAGTTTATTTTGATAATTATGAAATGGCTCACTTTAGATTAATTACTGATGTGAATTATTTACCTTATGGTCGTTCTTATTTAGAACCAGCTCGTAAGTTATTTAAACAATATATTTTGATGGAAGATGCAATGTTAATTCATCGTATTTGTCGCGCTCCAGAAAAACGTATTTTTTATATTAATGTTGGCTCTATTCCTCCGAATGAAGTAGAAAACTTCATGCAGAAGACTATCAACACAATGAAAAAAACTCCATTAGTTGATCCTCAAACAGGTGAATATAACTTAAAATATAACCAACAAAATATGTTGGAAGACTTTTACATACCAGTTAGAGGTAATGACTCATCTACTAAGATTGAACCTACTAAAGGAATGGAATATAATGGTATTGAAGATGTCCAGTACTTAAGAGATAAGTTATTTGCTGCTTTAAAAGTACCTAAAGCATTTATGGGTTATGAAAAAGACTTAACTGGTAAGGCAACATTAGCAGCTGAAGATATTCGCTTTGCTCGCACAATTGATCGCATTCAACGTATTATACTGTCTGAGTTAAACAAGATAGCATTAGTTCACTTATATACTCAAGGGTATAGAAATGAAGGCTTAACAAACTTTGAATTAGATTTAACTACTCCTTCAATCATTTATGATCAAGAAAGAATAGCATTAATGAAAGAGAAAGTAGAATTAGCTCGTAGTATTATTGAAACTAAAGTATTACCTACTGATTGGATTTATGATAATATATTCCATTTAAGTCAAGATCAATTTGATGAATATCGTGATTTGATTGCTGAGGACCAAAAACGTATTTTTAGAATGAAACAGATAGAGAATGAAGGTAATGATCCTTTAGAATCAGGCAAATCATATGGTACACCCCATGATCTAGCAGCATTATATGGTTCAGGTCGTTACAATAGTGGAGTACCTGATGGATATGGTGATGATCTTACTTTAGGTCGCCCTAAAGAAAAAGCATCTAATATTGGTACTCAAGATCATTATTTAGGTACTGATAGATTAGGTAATAAGGGTATGAAGAAAGGTGATGATACTGGTGAAGATAAGTCACTAAGAAATAACTTTAAAGGTGGTTCACCATTAGCGTTAGAAACTATCCAAAACAAAACATTACTTGAATCAATGGATAAAAAACTCGTGTTTAAAAAAGACGATTCTTCATTATTAGATGAATCTCAAATACGAGAATAACAATTTCATATATATTTATAGATAAATTATTGCTAAAGTGAATATAAAACACTCGAAGTACAAAAATACTGGAATCCTTTTTGAATTGTTAGTAAGACAAATCACAGCCGATACCTTATCTGGCAAAGAATCACCAGCAACAACAATCCTTAAGAAATACTTTACTAAAACTGAGTTAGGTAAAGAATACAAGTTGTATGAAAACTTCTTTAAATACACTAATGTTAGTGAGGCTAAAGCAAATATGGTTTTAAATACACTTGTTGAAAGTTCAAAGCATTTAAATCGCTCAACACTTAAGAGACAAAAGTATAATCTTATTAAGGAAATTAAGAATCACTATAACTTAGAGGATTTCTTTAAAATGAAATTACCTAATTATAAGGCTCAAGCTTCATTATTTACTTTATTAGAAGTATATAATAGTGAAAATTTATCTAATCCAACTCAAATAATTGAGAACAAAACAGCACTTTTAGAATACTTAACTCAGTCTACTATTGATAAGAAAGAAGTTAAAAATAGTATTTTAGAAGAATTTAAACATCAAGATAAAGATATTCGTATATTAACATATCGAGTATTACTTGAAAAGTTTAATGATAAGTACGCTGACTTAAATGAAAATCAAAAGAATACTTTAAAAGAATTTATTAACAGTATTGATAGTACTTCAAAATTAAAAGAGTTCTACAATACTAAAATAAATGAAATTAAAAGTACATTAGGTGCTTTAAATAAAAAAGTTACTGATAAAGCTATTCAAATTAAGATAAATGAGGTTATAAACATTCTACCTAGTTTAACTAAGAATGAAAAAGTTAATGATGATCATTTAATTAATCTTTTACAATACTATGCGTTAGTAGAAGAGTTAGAATCAGCAAAATGAGTA